GAGGAAGGAAGGGAGGGCGCGTTTTTTGGCTAGGGACAGAATTTTTATATACTATTGTTGAGAAATAACAGAAAAAAAGATGCTTTCTTTTACTGCGATCGCTAAATATACGGATATTCCTGCGAGTACGATTAATTATTGGCATGATCGTGGGTATATTGTTGATAGTGATGAGATGGAGCCAATTGTTAAGTCGATAATTGCTTATTTGAGAAAGCAAGTTGAGGATAAAGAACAGAAAAATGATAAAAACAATTATTTTGCGGAAAAGACAAGACTGACATCTGCTCAAGCCGATAAGATTGAGTTAGAAAATGCTGTCCGGCAAGGGGAATTATTAGAGGCTTCTGAGTGTGAGCGGGCTTGGAGTGGGTTGATTGGTAATTCTAGGGCGCGGTTATTGGCTATTCCAAGTAAGTTAGCGCCTGAATTAGCGATTACAAATGATCCGATCGCCGTGGAAAGTCGGTTAAAATCGGCAATATATGAAGTTTTGTCGGAATTAAGTAAAGGTTTTGAAGTGGAAGTTGGGGAATCCCAAGAAATTATTAATTAAGATATCTGAATCAGTCTGGCCGCCCCCGCCGGTACTGAAAATTTCTGATTGGGCAGATGAGTTCCGGTATCTTTCCCCAGAGGCTTCGGCGGAGCCGGGTAAGTGGAGAACGGCGCGGGTTCCCTACTTAAGAGAGATTTTGGAAATCATTGGCACGGTTCCGGAGGTGGTGGTTATGGCTTCGGCACAGACGGGAAAGACGGAAGCGGTACTTAACACCATTGGGTATTTTATGCACCAAGACCCGGCTCCTATAATGATGGTGCAGCCAACGATCGAAATGGCTGAGGCAATTAGTAAGGATAGGATTGCCACGATGCTGAGGGATTCCCCTGCTTTGTCGGGATTGGTCAAGGATCGACGGATGCGAGATTCAGGGAATGAAATTTTACATAAGGTCTTCCCAGGGGGACATCTCACTTTGTCGGGAGCTAACTCCCCGGCAAGTTTGGCAAGCCGTCCCATTCGGGTGCTACTTTTTGATGAGGTGGATCGTTTTCCCCCGTCAGCAGGGTCTGAGGGTGATCCTGTAAATTTGGCTATTAAGCGGTCTGCTACTTTCTGGAATAGAGTGATTGTCAAGGTCTCTACCCCGACAATTAAGGGGATTTCTAGGATTGAGAAGGACTGGGAGCGATCGGATAAACGGATTTACCATGTGCCTTGTCCCCACTGCCAGAAGTTACAGCCGCTGGTTTGGGAGCGGGTGAAATGGGAAAAGAGTAAATCCAGCGATAAGGTTGAGGCGTGGTATGAGTGCGTTTCCTGCTTTGGCAAGATTACCGATGCCCATAAACCTACTTTTTTAGCTGAGGGTCGTTGGGTACAAACTAATCTGGGAAGCTCGATCGCTGGTTTTCATCTTTCGGAGTTGTATTCGCCATGGCGGTCTTTCGCTGATGTAGTCCGGGCTTATCTGGAAGCAAAGGATGATCCGCAGTTACTCAAGGTTTTTTGGAACACTTCGCTAGGATTGCCTTACGACGATGGGAGTGGGGAGGGGTTACTGTGGCGAAATCTGTTTACCCGTCGGGAACCCTATCACCCGCTTTCGGTTCCCCGGGGTGCGCTGGTACTTACGGCTGGGATTGATGTACAGGCTAATCGGTTAGCGGTTTCGGTGTGGGGGTGGGGTCGGAAAGAGGAGGCTTGGTTAATCTATCATACTGAGTTGTTTGGTAATCCTGATCAGGAAAAGGTCTGGCATGAGCTTGATGCTGTGCTTAATGCCACTTATAGCCACGAGTTGGGAGAGTTGGGAATTACCTTAGCGGCGATCGATACTGGGTATGCGGCCCAGACGGTGTACAACTATGTCCGGGTGCGCTCTAAGATTTATGCTGTTAAGGGGTCGTCGTCTTTGTGGAAACCGCCGATTTCTCGACCTTCTTTGATTGATGTTAATTATCGGGGTAAAACGATTAAGAAAGGGGTCGCGGTTTGGCCAATTGGGACGGATACGATTAAATCTACTGTTTTTTCACGATTAAAGTTGATTGAATCGGGTCCAGGATATTTTCACTTTCCCCAGATAGATGAGGAATACTTCGAGCAGTTGACGGCGGAAAAGGTGGTTAGCACGATGATCAATGGCCAACACCGGAGAAAGTGGATTCAGATTCGCAATCGGAATGAGGCGCTTGATTGTTTGGTTTATGCCTACGCTGCGGCGGTTTCTGTGGGCATTGCGAGGATTGATTGGGATAAGTTAGAATCGCAATTATTCCCCGCAATTACTGAAGAAATCGACCCAACAGAACGGGAAGTTAAAAAACCTGTTAAGGAACGGTCACGGCGCGGGTCAGGGTTTGTTAAGGGTTGGTAATTGTGAATATCTCATAACTCTAAGGTTGCCTCCTGGTGGGACAGTTTTAGACCCTTTTTGTGGTTCTGGCACTACTGCATTAGCTTGCAAAGAATTAGGTAGAAATTATATCTGTATCGAGAAAGAACTAGAATATTATCAGATAGCCTGTAACAGATTAGACCAACCTATAGAAGATATTTCAGATGAACCGATCGAGGAACCAGAGGAACCAGTAGATAATTCTCCATTACAATTAGCCTTATTCTAACTATGAAACCATTAATTTCTTATTACGGCGGTAAACAGAGAATAACATCTAAAATATTGCCTCACTTCCCAAAACATACGGTATATGTAGAGCCATTCGCTGGTGGGGCGGCTTTGTTATTTGCTAAACCTAAACCTATTGTTTCTAATTTTGACGATTACAGAGAAGTATTAAATGATAAAAATGATTTATTAATTAATTTATATCGGGTTGCTATCGAAAAACGAGAAGAGTTAGAACTAAAAATACAAGCTACTTTATATAGTCAAAGTGACCATAGAAAAGCCAAAGAAATAACTAAAAATCCTGCTGATTACGACAATGTAACCAAAGCTTGGGCTTTTTATGTCAATATTAATCAAAGTTTTGCTAAGACATTAAATAGAGGCTGGGGAACAGGTGTGTGTAGCGAAAACAAAGCCTCAACTTGGCATAATAAAAAATTACAATTACCTGAAATATTAGACCGTATAAAAGATGTTTACATAGCCTGCGAAGATGCTATTAGATGTATTCAAAGATGGGATAGTCCACAAACTTTATTTTATTGCGATCCGCCCTATCCTAATACAAATCAAGGTCATTATTCAGGATATACTATAGATGACTTCGAGTTACTGTGTGAAACATTAGACAATATTCAAGGTAGTTATGTTTTATCTAATTACCCGCAAAAAATAGAGCCTCAATCAGCCCATCAACGGGTAGAAATAGAAGCGGTAATGTCATCCAAACTATCAATAGGAACTAGAGAAAACAACAAACGAACGGAGGTTTTATGGGTGTGTGATAGGAGCGATAATGTCAGAAATGAACTAAAATCAGTGATCAATCCCCAGCAATCTAATAAACAATTAGCCCTATTTTAATTATGGCTTATCAATTAATAGAAGTTATTCAGGATGATTTGGCTAAAACTTTTGTTTATAAAGACCCTAATTTTAGTGGGTCACGGTTGGGGTTTCGGTTTTTAGCAAGGTTTTTAAAGAGTGCAAAAGATAAAGATAAATCGTAACCCAACTTTTAAAAGTGGTAAAAATGAAAAATTCTTGGAAGGGGGGTTCCAAGAAAGCGAAGACTATTTTTGTAAAAATAAACATCCTAAAATAATAATAGGATTGTCTTTTTGTCTTACGAGCGCTCCTGGCGCTAAACAGTCTTTGCGACCTATTTTAGACGCGGCTTGAGCAACCAAACTAGATACGATATAATAAACTCCTTTTTCGTATTCAGGTAATCCTTGAATGTCCCCATATATTACGGATTGTAGGGGAATGCCATCAATGCCTCCTACGGGGTAATTAGTGATTGAAACACGCGCAATTAACCCTGACGGTGGGATTTCTGTGAGTATTTCCACGGCTTCGGGATTAGCAAGAAATTGCTGTTTAGCATCTTGCTCAATGTTTTGGTTTGCGAGGATAGTAATTTTGTGGGGCGTGGCATTTACAATAGTCATTTTATTTTTTCTGGTTTTAACGTATGTTATTGCCGTAGTTGTCATTATGAGATAGTGGGGTAAGTTAGAATAACTTTATATTAACTTAAAAAGGAAGTAATGACAAGTCAACTTTATACTTTAACGGTTAAGATTCCAGACAACGAACTGGCAATCTTGGAAAATTACTGCAAGAAAGCGAAAAGAACCAAAACTGAGGTGATTAGAGAGTTGATTAGGAATTTAGAATTAAAATAATAGAAGTGAGAAAAGAGAGAGTTATTCCTATGCTCGGAATTCCTGAGAAAATTGTCGCTGGCGATTATGTTCGCTGGACTGACCCCTTGGCAGAGGGAAGTTTGTCGTGGGCGATTCGGGGTGTAGGAGTTTCCTTAAACATTACCGCGACTATCGAGGATAATAATTTTGTTAGTGTGATAAGTTCGGACGACTCCGGGAGTTTGCCCCCCGGAGTTTATTCTTGGCAAGCCTACCGAACGGTAAACGGAAATCGGGAAACTATTGGCACGGGTAGAATAAAGGTTGAGCCTAACTTTCTGAGTTTGAATAGTTATGATCCGGCTACGGAAGCTGAGAGGTTGTTGGCTCAAGTGAGGACGGCAATTCAATCAATTATGACCAATGGGCAAGCTTATAAAATTGGGGAACGAGAGTTTACCCGCGCTAATGTTAAGGATTTGAGGGAATGGGAAACTAGATTAAAGTTTCAGGTTTACCGAGAGGGAAAGGCTTTGCAAAGACAATCTGCTCATCTAAAAATTCGATTCCGTAGGGAGTATGGCTAAAAAAGGAAAGTCAAAAAAAAAGTCTAAATCCGCAAATGTTTCGGATTTGCCGAAGCGCAGATACGATGGCGCGAGGCTAAATCGAAGTAATTCTGATTGGTTGGTTAGTTCCAGTTCTGCCGATTCTGATCTGCGGTCTGATTTGGTGCGCCTACGGAATCGATCGCGTGATCTAATTCGTAATAATCCCTACCTGAAGCACGCGCTTCAAGCGACTCTGCCTAATAACATAATTGGCACGGGGTTGGGGTTCCAGAGTCAGGTTAAACGGAAGCGCGGAGATAGATTGGATGATGACTTGAATCAGCAGATTGAGGATGCTTGGCTTGAGTGGCAAGAGGCTAATTATTGTCACACGGCCGGGAAGCTGACTTTTGGAGATTTGCAGAGATTGGCAATTAAGTCGGTTGCTGAATCTGGTGAGGTGTTGTTTCGGATAATTCGATCGAGTTTTGGGGGTTCGCCGATTCCGATCGCCCTTGAGATTATTGAATCAGATCAACTGTGCGATTCCCACGCGGTGAGTGGCTACGGGGGAAATCTGATTAAGATGGGCGTGGAGTTGAATGAGTGGCAGCGACCCGTGGCTTATCACTTGTACCCTTACCACCCCGGCGATACTCAGTTTACCCGGGCAGTGGAAAATGGCAAATTAATCAGAGTTGCGGCTGATGATATTTATCACCTCTTTTTGTCAGACCGACCGGGGCAGACGCGGGGAGTGCCGTGGCTGCACGCGGTGATTAATCGATGCCGGCAGATGAATGCTTTTGAGGATGCCAAGATTACTACTGCTCGCGCCCAAGCTTTGATTAATGCTTTTATCACTACCCCTGACCCTGAGAATGTGGTGTTAGCGGGTGAAACGGAAAACGGCGATCGAACATGGGATTTAGATTCTGGGGAAGCGATTGTGCTGCAACCCGGGGAGCAGGTACAAGCGTTTATACCTTCAACTCCTAATGATAACGGGTCGGAATTTTTAAAGTCTCTCCTGCGATCGGCTGCAATTGCTACGGGAATCAGTTATGAGGCTTTTACTGGTGATTTTAGTAGCACTTCTTATTCAAGCGCACGAACGGCTTTGCTGCAAGAAAGGGACTGTTATCAAGTTTTACAAAATTGGTTTATTAATTGTTTTTTATTGCCTTTTTATCGAGAATGGCTTGATGTGGCGGTGTTGTCAGGTCGGGTAAAAATTGATGATTATTTTCAAAATTGCGCTCATTACTGCAAGCCTAAGTTTACCTCTCGCGGGTGGCCCTGGGTTGACCCCTTAAAAGAGGTCAATGCCAATATTGAAGCGGTTAAAGCCGGGTTTAAAACTTTAACGGAAATTGCGGCGGAATCGGCTC